GCAAAAGATGTAGCTGAATGGATTGAATATGATGTGTCTAGTGTAAATAAAATGCTAGATAAAATCGATGAAGACGAAAAGCTGGTCGGAACATTATTCCGTTCAGGTCAAAATAGAGAGGCATGGTTCTTAACAGAGAACGGTCTCTATGAAGTTCTTATGCAATCTCGTAAACCACTAGCTAAAGAGTTCAAAAAGAAAGTCAAAGAAATCTTGAAATCAATTCGTAAGCATGGTTTGTATGCTATTGATGATCTGCTGGAGAATCCAGACATGGCAATCGCAGCACTTCAGAAACTAAAAGAAGAACGACAACTACGTCTGAAAGCTCAGGAAGAAGTGGCTCAAAAGAATCAAATTATCCAAGAGCTTCAGCCGAAAGCGACATACTACGACTTGGTTCTTCAAAACAAATCGTTAGTAGCAATTTCTGTAATTGCAAAAGACTATGGAATGAGTGCAAAGAAATTGAATAAGATTCTACATGAATTGAAAATACAGTTCAAACAAGGGAAAACCTGGCTCTTGTATCAAAAGTACGCTGGCAAGGGTTATACTCAATCAAAAACTCATACAATCGATGCAGATTATAGCAAGATGCATACTTACTGGACTCAAAAAGGACGTTTGTTCCTTTACGATTTACTTAAAAATAAAAAAGGAATTTTGCCACTGATTGAGCAAAAAGATGTGGCATAAAACAAAGAAAGCACTTCACAACGAAGTGAAGCGCTTAGACAAATTTAACTACTTTGATTATACCACAGAAAGAAGAGGTGGGCAATGATTGAAGAACTAATCAAAGAACAAATCAGAGAAATTTACCTCGAAGCGAAAGAGCAAGCTAAGAAAGAATTGTTACCAATCAGCCAAGCAGAATTACAAGAGATGTTTGGATTTAGCAACGAATACTTAAAACGCTTAAAACGCAAGGGTTTGAAGTATCGCAAACAAGGTAAGTACATAATGTATGACTTAAACGATGTACATGAGATTTTGGAACTAGAGAAGGAGATACAACATGTATAACGATATTATCGCAGGAATAACAATCGCAGGGACTTTTTTCACAGCAGGCTTCGCAGGAGCTGTATGGGACTTTAAACGGGCGCAACGCAAGAAAGCGCGTGAACGTAAGTTAGAAATAGCGATGGAACAATATAACAATGATATTGATGAAGCTATGGCAATGGGTGAACAACGTGTATTCGACCACTTAGCAGAAGCACGCAAACACTCTTACTCAGACAACGATTGGAGCATGGCAGATGTTCTTTAGGAAGTCAAGACGAATCAGAGAGTTAGAAACTCTATTAGAAATTTATAAAAAAAGAGACATCGAACATACGAATGTTTTACGGGTGCTATTAAATGGACGAAAACGAAGAAATTGATTATAACGATCCAGACCTATGGCTTAGATCGGGATCATTTAAACGCTGGTTAGGCGATGATGATGAGGTATAACAATGAGATTTTACGTTAACACGAAATACGAATTAGTATGTGCGCCAGATTATCACGATAAGTTTGGCAACGTTACGGCAGATTCGCTACTGATTAATACAGGGACTTACACAAAAATGCTGGAAGAAGAAATCAATCTGGCAGTCAATGAAGTCTTAAAACGATATCGGCACACGATACCGAAAGAATTAGTAGAAGAACTCTTTAAGGAGCGCAAGAGACAAGTGCGAATGATGTGCGATACGAGTGCTATTCTGAGCGAGTATATGGATGGGGGAAAGATAAATGAAAATCACACAGGCAACGAAAATCACGAATGACGATGCGTGTTACTTAATCTATGGAAATCCAGGATTTGGTAAAACCAGCGCGATTAAATACATCGAGGGTAAAACGCTAGTCATTAACATCGACAAGTCTGCTAAAGTCTTGGCAGGATGCGAAAACATCGATATCGCAGATGTTGATACACATAAGATTTGGGATGAGTGGTTGACAGTCGTTAAGGAATTACTAAACGGGGCTGGTGAACCATACGACACAATCGTAGTCGATAACGTTTCAGAGCTATTCAGAGCGTGTCTTGCAAACCTTGGTCGTGATGGTAAAAATCATCGTGTGCCATCGCAAGCAGATTACCAACGTGTAGACTTTACGATTTTAGATAGTCTACGGGCATTGCTACAACTTAACAAACGTATCGTATTTACAGCATGGGAAGCGAGCGACCAATGGACGGACGAAAACGGTATGATTTACAACCGTGCAATGCCAGATATTCGCCCTAAAATCTTAAATAACTTCCTCGGATTGACCGATGTGGTAGCCCGATTGGTGAAGAAAACCACGGACGATGGTGAAGAAGTACGAGGATTTATCTTACAACCATCTGCCAGCGTATATGCTAAGAATCGCTTGGACAATCGTAAAGGCTGTAAAGTCGAAGAGTTATTTAAAGGGGGTGATGATTAGTGGTGTTTGAATTACGTGATTATCAGAAAGAGTTAATCATGGACATTAAAAAATCTATGATGAACGGTAACAAAAAAATCATGGTTCAATCACCCCCGTAACCACGATCTGGTAAAACAGTAGTCATGTCGCACATCGCGAAAAATGCTACTGATAAACAAAAACACGTACTATTCTTTAGCCATCGGAAAGAAATAAATGAGCAGGTAGAAGAAACCTTTAAACGTGGTGAAGTCAATCTTGATTATGTGAGCATCGGTACGGTTGGTAGTCTAGTCCGAAAACTGGACACCCTCCCTAAATTCGATGTGGTATTAGTCGATGAGGCCCATCATATTAAAGCCAAGCAATATCAAACAATATTAAAATACTTCAAAAATGCTACTCAATTATTTTTCACAGGAACACCAATCCGTTTAGATGGGGCTGGGTTCGATGATTTAGCAGATGATCTAGTCATCGGTAAATCCATTCGATGGCTACAGAAACACGGGAACATATCAGAGTTTGATTATTATTCGGTCAATCTCCTTGATTTAAAGAAATTAAGAAAGCGATCTGGAGAATTTACCAATAGCTCTATAGATGATGCTCTTGATTTCAAAGGCGAGTATGGCGATTTTATCGACCACTACAAGCGATTGGCAGATGGGAAACAAGCTATCGTATATGTCCATAGCGTAGTATACGCTGATAAAGTCGCAGAACGTTTTAATAATAACGGTTATCGTGCAGTAGTCGTGACTGGTCAAACAGACAAAAAGGCGCGTGAAGAATATATGCAAGCCTTTAGAAATGGTGAAATAACCATCATGGTGAACGTTAATCTCTTCACTGAGGGAATTGACTTACCAAACGTAGATGTCTGTATCATGCTACGACCAACGGCATCATTATCATTATACTTACAATTCGCAATGCGACCACTTAACCCCAGAGAGGGAAAACGTGCAATTCTAATCGATCACGTAGGCAACCATTTAAGACATGGATTGCCAAACGATGACAGGGATTGGAAGTTGACTGGACTTTCGAAAACGAAAAAACCAGCAGAAAAATCTCCAAAAACTTGCGAGCAGTGCTTTGCAACATTTTGGAGAGAGCAGATGAAAGATAATTGCTGTCCATATTGTGGAGCGGTTATCATTCAACCAAAGATTGTCATAAACTTAGACGATAAACGCTCAGAAATTGAGCTTACAAAGATAGACCAAGAAATGGTATTCATCAACGTGAACGGTGAAGAAATCGAGGTCAGAAAAGATGAAGCGATGGTATATTGTCGCGTTAAAAAATATGGAAAGCAATATACAAAATGCCAGAACCTAGCTGAATTAAAAGCATTCCGAAATTTAAAAGGATATGCAAACGGTTGGTTATGGTTCCAACAAAAAAGGTTAAATATTTGGAGGTAACTTACTATGTCACTATTCTCAGTAAACTACGAAGCAGCAGAACAATTCGCGTCTATCACAGATGGAACGTATGAGGTATTCGTCTCACAGGCGGAGCAGAACGCAAGCAAGAACGGTACAGATTTTCTGGACATCCGCCTTAAAATTCGGGATGACTTCCAGCAGAAGTTCCGTAATAACTTAATCTTTGACAAGATTTGGATCAATAAAGAAACGCTTCAATATCCAACGTGGGCGCTTCAACGTTATGCCAAAGCGGTCAAAATTCCAGAGGGAATTGAAGTAAACTCTATCGACCAATTCCTTGAACTGATCCGTGGTAAATCACTTAAAGTAACCGTTAAAAACGTTACATCAGAACACAATGGTCAGACTTATGAAAATCTGAATGTAACGAAGATGGAGCAATCAGAATTGCCAGCTTTCGCTGGTGAGGTTAAACCGTCTACGAATCAACAGATCGAAGATTTAGATTTGCCATTCTAAGACTATGGTAGGAATGGTAGATTACGCGCTGAATTATCAAGCGAATGGTTTTTCTGTCATTCCAATCGATAAGCGTAGTAAGCGTGCTATCACTAAATTTAAAGATAGCACCTTTAACGCTGACGATATCAAACGGTTTTGGCACGAAGAACCAGAAGCGAATATCGCGCTCAGAACAGTAGATTTTTTCGTCATTGACATTGATGTCAATAAAACTGAAAACGGCTACCAATCATTAAACGATTGGGAATTGTCGCAATACATACCAGACACGCTGAGAGTTACAACTCCAAGCGGTGGAGAACATATCTACTTAAAGAAGCCACAAGGAATTGAAATAAGTCAAGATATACGGATCAAAGCTGGTATAGATATCAAAGCAAACAAAAACAATTACATTTTAGTACCACCTAGCAATAATTCAAAAGGTCAGTATAAGTGGAAGAATAAGCATCCTATTGCTGAATGTCCACCAGAGATTTTAGAAATCTTAAAAACTGAAAAGAAAAAATCCAAGGTGAATTTTACCACGGATTATCAGAAAGGTGAGTATTCAAGCAAAACAGCAAAACTTTTTGAACAGGTCGTATATGGTCTAGGTGACAAGGGCGGTAGGAATAATGCTCTTGCGAGTTTTATCGGTGGTCTGCTCCTTAGAGGGGTAGAAGTAGATGCGATTTATATGCTTGCAAAACTAGCCAACCACTACACACCCGAAAGTTTACCTCAGAGCGAATTAGACAGAACGTTTGAAAGTATGCTTAGAAAGGATATGGATGGATCTTGAATTATTAAAACAGCAGTATCGAGAAATGCAACAACAACGGCATTTAATCGAAATCATCGAAAAGCCAAACGATTGGCGAGAAATTCGATTAGCGTGTCGTGATTATCGTGAGCGTTGGCTGGAAGAACATAAAAATGATTATGATCCAGTCACGAACACGGTAACACCAAAGAAGAACCCACCCACGCGCCTAACTGAGTTGGCAGTAGCGCAAGGAATGGAAGAAATTCTTTACATCGTCAATCTCTCGAATGATCGTGTAGCGGTCTATGATCCAGATCATGGATATTACCACATAGACCCCAGCTATGCTTATAAAATCATTCGATTGTTAGAACCTAATTTTAGTGAAGCACGCGCAAAGAATGTACTCTTTATGCTTGCAGCGACCCCACGAGTGAACCAACATGAACACTTCTCATGTAACTTCTCCACAGGGGAATACAAAGACCCTAAGCGTTTTATCTTAGTAAAAAATGGTATTTACGACAAAAAGAGAAAATTTCTTACGGGATTTACACACGAATTTGTAGCATTCTCAACCATTGCGACTGAATATAATCACTTTGCAAAATCTCCAACCATTGACGGTTGGAACGTAGATGATTGGTTACTGGATTTGATGAGTGGAGATGAAGAACTGGTAAAACTCATCTGGCAAGTTATCTCAGCTAGTCTTAACGGTAACTACTCATACCGAAAATCTATCTGGTTTGTCGGTGAGGGGAACGATGGTAAGGGTACAGTCCAGCAGTTAATCACTAACGTGGTCGGGATGAAAAACGTGGCTAGTTTAAAAATCAATCAATTCGCAGAACGTTTCTCACTCTCAATGATTGAGGGAAAAACAGTAGTGATTGGTGATGATGTTCAAGCTGGCATCTACGTAGACGAATCATCAAACTTTAACAGTGTGGTGACTGGTGAACCCGTGCTAGTCGAAGAAAAAAACAAACAGCCTTATACAACAGTATTTAAGAAAACTGTTATCCAGTCTACTAACGAATTACCACGGTTTAAAAACAAAACGAATGGTACATACAGACGGTTCGCAATCATTCCATTTAAAAAATCATTCTCTAGCGAGGATGACAACTGGGCAATAAAAGATGATTACATCTACCGTGAGGAAGTCTTAGAGTACGTTTTGAAAAAGGCCTTAGAAATTTCATTTGATCGGTTTATTGAACCGAAAGCATCACTTGAAGCCCTTGAAGATTTCAAGGAATCAAACGACACAGTCAAAGCATTCGTCATGGAGTGGTTCAACAAATTCGAATCCACCCGCCTCCCGTCAAGGTATTTGTGGTGGTTGTATCAAGAATGGTGTAAGGATGAGGGAGTTACTAAACTAACTAAACGGAAGTTTGAAAATCAGTTAGCAAAAAATATCCCTCCCGAATGGGTTAAGAAAAAATTCCAGCCTTTAGGAAAATTCATCCCGTCCGTGGATGTTCCACCTTACTATATTGGTTTTTCATGGGGCGATGATGAAAATAAAATCATTACAACAGGTTATGAAAAAATTAACCGTTAACCGTTTGTTTACCGTTTAAAATCGCAAACGGTAAACACTTCTAAACCTTATATACCAAGGGTTTACATTACCTTATTTACCTTTTAACCTTTCTATTACTATTAAAAT